AAAAGCGGTTGCGGACGACGAGTTGCGTCCAGCTTTATCAAATTTAGTTAGGGCTACTGGATCAGTTGAGGTCGCACAAGATTTAATGTCAACAGCGCTCGACATATCGGCAGCCACAGGCAAAGATTTAGAAACCGTCACGTTGGCGTTAGGTAAAGCAGCCAACGGTCAAACAGCAGCACTAACAAAACTTGATCCATCGCTCAAAGGCGTCATTGATTCCGAAAGCACATTGGCAGATATCACCGACGCTTTATCTGTGTCGTTTGGTGGCGCGGCAGACGTTGCAGCCAAATCCTACGAAGGTCGAATGAAATCAATGAAAATTGCAATGGACGAAACTAAAGAAAGCATTGGCGCAGCATTGTTGCCAGTATTAGAAAAACTGTTGCAAATATTGGCACCACTAGCGGCGTGGGCTCAACAAAACACAACAGCGTTTCTAATTATTGCAGGCGTCATCGGCGGTTTTGCAGCTGCAATCGTTGTCGCAAACATTGCGATGAAGGCGTACACAATTGCTACGCAAGCAGTTACAGCCGCAACAGCGTTGTTTAATTTTGTTTTAAACGCCAACCCTATTGCCTTAATAATCATCGGCATAGTTGCGTTCATTGCTGCAATGGTTTTGCTATACAAACGATTTGAAGTTGTCCGCGAAGTAGTCGACACAGTATTTAGCGCAATCAAAACAGCCGTAACAACCAGCCTAGATTTTTTGACAAGTTATTTCACAGGCGTACTAAACATTTACAAAGGCATATTCAACGCAATAGCCAAACTATGGAATGGCACAATAGGCAAATTGTCGTTTTCATTTCCGTCATGGGTGCCAGGTTTTGGCGGTAAAGGCATAAGCGTGCCAAACATACCGATGCTCGCCGACGGTGGCATTGTGACGTCACCAACGTTGGCAATGATTGGTGAGCGCGGCCCTGAAGCAGTTGTGCCATTAAATCGTGCAGGCGGTTTTGGTGGTGGGCTAACAGTTAATGTGACGGGCGGTTTGTCGACTAGCGCCGAAATAGGTCAAGCGGTTGTCAACGCAATCCGCGCATACAACAGATCAGCAGGCCCAGCACAAATACAGGTTGCCTAATGGCTGGCACAGCAGTTGTCGGTGCAGGCAACTACACACTAGAAATTGACACAGGTTTTATACAAGACGCATTTATCCTTGATGACGCAACGGCTGGCGTATTAAACAACACAACTTATGTGCTAAACGGTACAACAAACTTTGCAGACGTCACGGACGGCATAGACAGCATTATGGTCAAACGTGGCCGACGCGATCAAGGCGACCAATTTAGCGCTGGCACAATGTCGTTTAACATGCTTGACACAACAGGCATATTCAACCCGTTTGACACGTCGTCACCGTATTACGATCCGACAACAGCGCAACCAGGTTTAGCACCAATGCGCAAAGTGCAGCTAGCGCGATACAACGACATTAACGTCAAAGAATATTTGTTTAAAGGTTACATAGTAAATTTTGACTACAACTTTGCGCTTGGCGGCTTAGATACTGTGACCGTTTATTGCGCAGACGATTTCTATTTGCTGGCACAAACATATTTAGCAGAATTTAACGTCAGCGAAGAATTGTCTAGCACTCGACTAACAGCAATATTAGATCGGCCCGAAGTCGCATTTCCAGCAGGACAACGCAACATCGGCACAGGCACACAAACATTAGGCGGTGCGTCAGCCTTCACAATTGCTGAGGCGACAAACGTGCTTGAATATTGCAACCAAATAAACACAGCCGAGCAAGGCCGCTTATTTATGGCACGTGACGGCGATCTAACATTTGAACCGCGTATCGGTGCAACGCTTAGCGGATCGGTAGCAGACTTTCACGACGACGGCACAAACATACCCTACGACGCCGTAGGCATATCATTTGAAGCAGATCAAGTTGTCAACCGTGCAGCGGTTGCGATACTTGGTAACACAACCCAACAAGTCGCAGACGATGCAGCTAGCCAAGCCAAATATTTTATACAAACAGCCAGCATTACAGGTTCATTGCTGCACAACGATACAGCGGCGTTGGCGTTGGCCAATTATTTATTGGAACCCGAACCCGAAGCGCGTTACACGTCGCTAGGCACAAACCTAAACAAACTGACAACAGCGCAACGTGACGCAGTTGCAATCATTGATATTGGCGACACAATTACTATCGAAAAGACGTTTGCGTCGGGTGCTGGCACAACCGAGTTAGCCCAGGAATTAGCGGTTGAGGGTGTCGAGCATACGATCACGGTTAGTAACGGCCACAGCGTCATGTATTTTACGTCGCCAACCGTTGTCGTCTACGAGTTAATATTAAACGACGCGGTTTTTGGCATCATTGATGCAGACAACGTTTTAGGATAAGGTAAAGGACAATATGACAACACCGTTCCCGTTTGTTGCTGGTCAAGTTTTGACGGCCGCGCAACTTAACGACATACAAAATTTACCGATATCAGACAAGACCGCTAGTTACGTTTTAATTGCCGGCGACGAAACTAAGCGCACAATGATGAACGCTGCAGGCGCTACAACGATTACGGTTAATAACTCGATCTTTACTGTTGGTGATGTTATTCAGGTCGCTAACAAAGGTGCAGGCGTTTGCACAATTACTGCAGGCGCGGGCGTAACTATTAACACAAGCGGTTCGCTTGCTTTGGCGCAATATGGGGGCGGCTATTTACTTGCTTTGTCGGCGTCAACTTTTACTTTTTTTAATTTAGGGGGTGGCAGCGTTACTTTTGACGCTGATCTATTGTTAGTTGCTGGCGGCGGCGGCGGCGGTAATGGTAATTATCACGGTGGTGGCGGCGGCGCTGGTGATGTTGTTGAAACTACGGCTAAATATATTTTAGGTCAAACGGTAACTATTACCGTTGGCGGCGGCGGTGCTGGCGGCGTGTTTTCTAGTGTTGGTCAATTAGGTTCGCAAGGTTCAAATAGTTTTGCTGGCGGTATTGGTGCAGTTGGCGGTGGTGGCGGTGGAAGTTATAACGACTTTAACGCTGGTCAGGGTGGCGGTTCGGGTGGCGGTTCGTCAGGTGCTGGCGGCGGTAGCGGTAGCGTTGGCAAAGGTGGTAGGCAAACAGGTTTAGGTTTTGGCAACGCAGGCGGTTCAGCTACTGGAACTTACACTTCACCGTATAACGGTTCGGGCGGTGGCGGTGCAGGTGCTGCAGGTTCAGGTGGCGGCGGTTCGAATGTCGGTAACGGCGGTAATGGGCGTAGTAATTCTTATAGTGGTGCGGCGGTAACTTACGGCGGCGGCGGCGGCGGTTCGACTTTAGGCGGCACGGCTGGCACAGGTGGCACAGGCGGCGGCGGTAACGGCGGAAGCGGCACAGTTAACCCGACCGCTGGCACAGCAAACACAGGTGGTGGCGGTGGTGGTGCAGAAAGATTTAGCACAGCAGTAGGCGGCGCAGGCGGTAGCGGAATAGTAATTTTGCGTTATGTTGACACAAAGCCATTAGCGACAAGCACAACAGGTTCACCGACAATATCTACCAGCGGCGGCTATCGAATATACAAATTCACAGCGTCAGGAAGCATTACTTTCTAATGGCACACTTTGCAAAAATAGAAAACACCATAGTGATAGATGTAATTGTTGTATCAAATACTGATTGCGATAATTTGCCATTTCCAGAAAGCGAACCAGTAGGACAGGCGTTTATTGCGTCGCTAGGTTTGACAGGCGAATATATGCAGACAAGTTATTCAGGTTCATTTCGCGGATATTACGCAGCACCAAATTACAGTTTTGACGCAGCGCTAGGCGAATATGGTGAATTTGTGCCACCGTTATATCATTATGAACCGCCTGATCCAGCCAACAAGCCGTAATGCAATGCGTTACAGGCTATTTGCGCTGGTACTTATGTTGACGGCTTGCGAAACTACACGCGACAACACAATCACGGTTAAGTCACGGGTCAAAAACATGACGTTAGATAACTGCAACGTGCCTGATCGATGCGGCATTACACCATGACTCGATACAGATACACGTCAGACGAATTGCACGCACGCATGATCGTCACCGTTGGCGTATTGCTGGCCATAGTTTTTAGCACCATAGTTTTAGGCATGACTTACGGCCTGTTGTTTGTGTCGCAACCTGAAAAACAAGCACCAAACGACGCGGCGTTTATAGATTTAATGTCAACTATTGTTGTGTTTTTGACTGGCACATTGTCAGGCATTGTTGCGTCTAACGGCATAAAAAAACCTACTAAAT